GGATCTTATTTTTCTTTAGATCATTGGGCGCATAGTTTCTCCGTATGGAGAGCACTACTCGGCTACCTTCTTCAACAGTTACGATGTAAGGTAATTTTATTCCAGTTGGCTGTCCTTCTGGGCCAACTTCTTCAAAACCTTCTAAGTCTAAATTTACATGACACTCTAACAAAGTATAAACTGGTTCGTTTTTACCAGATTTTTTAGTGCCATCTAATTCACGTTCTTTTTTTTCTAAATCATTATTAGTTACAGTCCCTGGTGGTCCAAGTTCTACATCTCTATAAAAACCTGACACCTGTTGTTTTCTTAATTCGTTTTCTGATATTTTTATTGTGTGTATTACAGATTCTGCATCTTCAATACTAGTTGCAGTATAAGGTACAACTAATTCATCTGCAGGTACAAACTTTGATACGACTCTACCCATGGGTACATCGTAGTAAACTTTTTTAAATGTAGACCCTGCAAGTGGTAAATGAAATAACATAGAATCAAACTCTGCTTCGTATTCTTTCATTTCATCCATAATTAAATAATTCATGTAATCTTTTACACGAACAGCTTGTTGTTCTGTTTGTGGATTTTTTACACCAATAATTTGTGTTCTGACTGGTCCATCTGCTGGTAATAATTCTTTATACGCTTGTGCTTGAAACTGTGTAACAGCTTCTGCTAACACTGGGTGTGTTGCACCAGATGCTCCTTGAAATGGTTCTGTTCTGTTTTCGTATTTAAATCCTAGTAAGTCAAGCCCTTCTGTATAAGATCTTTCCCAATCTTTTCTTGATGCTTTGTAGTCCATGTAGTTTTGAACCATGTCATTACCAATTGGCTCTAAAACATCGTCTGGTAATAAATCTGCTAAATTATCAAAGTGTGCTTCTGTTCCAGGTACATTAATTGATCCTGGTTCAAAGTCTAACGTTACACCACCGTCGTCTTCGGATATAACTTCTATTGGTTTTCTTTCCTCTTGTGCTTCTTGTTCCTGAACAGCAACTTCTTGTAACTCTTCTTCTGAAGGTATATCAAGTTTAGTTTTAACGTTCGGGAGTCCTTTGTCTATTTCTGCCATTTAATACTCCTATTGTTTCTTAACACCTTTTGTTTCATAAGGCAACCCATGAGGCATTGGTCCTGACACAGGAGGTGGTCCTGATTTTTTGCCGATAATACCACCTTCTCTTGCACCTTCAAATGCAAAAGCTGCTTGTCTAGCTCTCAAAGCTTGTCTTTGTTCTGGTGACATTGCTTGTAATTCATCCATTCTTTTTTTGGCAAACTTGCCTGCTTGATATAAACCTTCACCAGCAAGTGATGCGATACCAATGGGTGATGCCACTCTCGCAGCTTTTAACGCAAGTCTAGTTGGTAGACCTAAATTTAAAAATTGTTGAATACCTTTTTGTAAAGCTCTGTTTTTCATTCCTCTTGTTGCACCAATACTTGCCCTAACAAGTTCAGGAGCAGCAGCCAATTCTGCCCCTAAAGTTAATCTACCTACTGGAGATGTTAAATCTAATCCACCAAGTCCAAGAGTTGAGGCAGCGACTCCGGTTGGAGTTACAAAAGCAGCTTGTGCAGCTCTACCTGCAAATTTTCCAACATCAGCTAAAAATTGTTTGTCAACAAATCCTCCTTGATTAGAAATACCAAAAGCTTGTTCAACCTCTTTAATATTTATTTGTGGAATATTAATATTTTTTAATCTATCCAAGCCAGCTCTTTTTTTTAAATTTGGATCTAATGATTCAAATTTAGACACAATTAAATTTTGTGCTTTTAAATTATCAATTATTACTTTTTTTAAATCTCCTCTTAAAAAAGGATTTTTTCCAAAATCAACATATTGATTTGTTACTTTACCCAAAGGTAAATCTATTTTTTCAGCAACCTCATCTATTGCTCCCATAATTTTTTTAGCGTTTACATTTCCTTTTGAAGCTAGATCATAAGCGTTAGCGTAAGCAATATCTATTTTATTTTTTAACCCCATATTTAAAGCTTGAGTTATGGGTTGAACATTTGCTCTAAGAGAGGTTGGACCAGATTTTTCTAATTGTTGAATTAAAATTTCTGGTATTGGGTGATCTAAATTTAATTTAATATTCTTTGGTAAGAGATCTCTTAATTTATAAAATTCATCAACTCTTTTCATCATAGTATCGTATGCTTTTGGGTTTGGCATTGTTCCCTGTTTACCAAAAAGATCATCTAATATTTGAGTTATATTTCTTCTTTGTGTTACTTGATCTACTCCATCAACTTTTTTAAGATTTTGAAGAAAGTTTGTAATTTCATCTGATGTATTACCAAGATAGGATGTAATTATTTTACCTTTATTAATTTGACTTCTGTTATCATAGGATTGTTTAAAAAGTAGGGATATAGATTTTTGAAATTTATCTTCGCTAATGTCTAATGTTTTTTTAATTTTTTCTTTATCAAAAACATTATTTTTAATTAAGTCTGATAATTTTTTATTTATAGGATCTAATTTAGCAGAACTTATAGCTGCAGCTTTGCCTCTAACTTTAGTTAAAACCTCTCCCATAGGGGCTTTATTGTGAAGTTCTAAAATTTCTTCTGGTGTTCTATTTGTTATTTTAACGATATTTTTAAATTCATCTGACTCTACACCTTTTTCAACTGCTTTTTTTATTTGCTTTATATACTGTGCAGGAACTTTACCCGTGCCGGCTCTAGTTTTTCCCGTTTTTTCTGCAAATCTTATTTGAGCATCTGTTGGTTTAGATTTAAAATTTTCAAAGTCACGAGTTTCAAAAACTTCATCTATAAGTTTTTTTAATTCTTTATCTTTTTTAGATTTTGTAATATTTGCAGATTTAGCTACCCCAGCTTTGTATGATGCTTTAGCGACTTTGTCTCTTTCTTTAATTAAATTTTCTATTTCAGTTTTTGTTCCATATTTAGTTCCTTTGTACTTTGCATCTAATGCGGTGTTCGTAGGAAATTTAACACTATATTTACCTTGATTAGGTCCTTTAGTAACAAGACCTGCTTTATAAAATCCAATCCGTCCACCATCAGCTTTATTAAATCTTTCTTCAGCATCTTTAAACATTTCTCTATCTAATGCTTCTTGTGGTCTTTCTATATCTTTACCTGTTTTTACAGGAGTATCATCAAAACCAAACTTTCTAACTTTTTTAGGAGTTGTTAGATATTTGTTTACTTGTTTTAAAATAATTGGAGTAAGTTTTATACCGGCCATTACTCTCCTAACATCGTTGCAATACCGCCGCCTGCTTTTTTAATTTTTGTAGTTTTATCAGAAGTTTCTTCTACAATTTGTTTTCGTATAGATTCACTCATATCATCAGCATCAGCAGGTGTTCCATCTGGATCAAATCTAACTTCATATTCATCATACTCATCTGCTACTTTTGCTCCAGTGCTTTCATCCGCCATGCCTTTACCAGATTTATACTCCATAACACTTCTATTTTCGATAACGTCATAACCCCCCACTTCATCACTATACGCCATGCCAGGTGTATCTTTTGTAATCTGCATATCTCCTGTTGTTAGATCCTCTGTAAGTGTATATTCAGATCCGTCTTTACCTTGGTAATTAATCTCTCTAACTCTTTCCTGTGGAGTTACTTTTGATTCTCTACCAAGTCTTCTAATTTTATCTGCTAATTCAAAAAAATAATTTGGAGCTTGTTGAACAGTTTCTTTTACAGCTTGTGCAGCTGGTGCTGCAACTTTTGCTCCTTTAAAAAATTTACCAACAATAGGTAATGCTGCAAGGCCACCCATAATTTTCATAAACTTTCTTCTACCTGGTTGATCAGGTCCGTCTTTGTATCCAATACGGCCACCATCTGCAAAATTACTATCTTCATTTAACTCATCAATGTATTCTCTAAAATCTTCTTCTGATTCTATTTTTCTTCCATCTCTAAGACGAATATTTTTAAATTTACCTGCTTTTTTTTCTCTTTCATAAACTCGTTTAATTGGATCATCTAAAGAAGTAACAGGTTTAGGTTTAGTCCCTGTTGCTTTCATAATACCTGATCTAAGAGCAGCGCCTTCTTGTGTGCCACCCATAATAGTTTTACTTGGATCAAGAGTTCGACCTTGCATGTCAACAACCTTGTTCATGTCTTTAAATCTTTGTACAGCTTCTTGTTGAATTTTTATTTTCTCTAAACCATCTGGGTTTCTACCGGTAACTGATCTAAATCCTCTCGTCAGTTGA